GCGAGTTCTTCCTGCAAATACAACTCCTGTACCAGTAGTTGCTCCAAATCCTAATGAAGTATTAGTGCCTGGTTGTGCACTTACTGTCACAGAACTAATTGATTGCCATGATGTTACAGATGTTACTGTGTTTGCGTTTGGTCCCGAAATAACTTCAGTAGCTGCTACTCCTAGTGAATTAACACCTGTTATAGTAAAGTTTACTGTCGAAACATTACCTCCACTTGTAATATTTAATACAGCCACATTATTATTTGTAGGTGTTACTGGTAGTTGTCCAATTAAAGTAAATGCTGTTGCAGGTGTTGCCGCTACGGCTACATTAACATTGCTCGTTGTTGTAACTGGTCCGAATGTTTTGGCTTTTACGCCGGATACATTACCCATTTTTTATTCTCCTTTTTGTTAACGAGGGGCAGAGCAAGGCTACTGCCTATTGCTAGGTTAAGATTTCTCTTGATACCCCTCTGGTTAATTAGTTGCTGTTCCAAGGGCTGAATGGAAGCGCTTCGTTTGCTCCAGTCTGGCCATTGTTAGCAAATTGAGAATACTCGACAACGGTTGTCCAGTCACCTGCTGTAGCTGTCGCTGCACCACCACCAGTAAATATTGAACCGTAAAATAAAACGAGTCCTGCATCTGTTTGGTTAAAGTTAGCACCTGCTACTCCAGCTGCTGCTGCTTGTTGTACAAATCTCCAGTTAGTTTTTTGAACTGCAGATAAATTTATACCTGAATTCCAGGTAGATGCTCCTGCAGTCATGCCTGTACCAAGAATTGGTCCAGCACCGGCACCGGCTGCTAAAGTGCTACCTGCGTACATTCCGCCTGCTGCTCCTAAAACACCTGTAGCTGCATCTGCCATAGTTCCAATAGCGAAGAAATCTCCAAGTGTTGTTCCACCGGCACTGTTACCATTAATATTAATCATAAACTGCATTCTAGTAATAGCAGACTGATAAGGTACTACACCTAGTGGTCTAGCATATATATCAGTAGTTGCTGATCTAGTTCCTACAGAAATAGTTGCTGTTGGGTTAGGGTTAGACGCTGCACTAATATCAGTGATACTAGCAAACAATGAAGTTGAAGCTACAGTTCCTATACCTGGTCCTGTAATTCCTGATTCAGTTAATGCTCTACCAGTTGCATCAGTTCCTGTGATAGTAAAAGTTGTTCCTGTTGAAACAGCTACTGCACCTGTAAGGAGAACTCTTCTACCCCAATGTTGTACAGCAGTACTATTTGCTGCTACACCTGTATTTGCTGTTACTGGTGAAACTTTCCACGGAGCCCATTCGCCTGTTACTGATTGTGTGCCATTTAAATTTAAATGGAATCTACCATCAGATGGTCTTACACTTGTGTATGTTTGAGCTAATGCGATCCCTGCTGCAGCTGCTGCAGTTGGAACCCCATGTCTTTGTGTTGCCACATTTCCTAGTGGATGTGTATTTTTAATTCCGCTACTTAAAACCGAGTTTCCTGTAGCAGTTATTGATCCAGTTTTTACCGGACCTGAAAAGGTTGTTATACCCATAATAATCTCCTTTGGCTGTATAGGCCAATGTTGTCATGTTGTCTCTATACCGTCTGCCTAGCCAGTCAACACAACTATTTTTTCTAGGGTAAGGAGGGCAGATAATTCCGCCCTCCTAAGTGATTTATGCTCCTGGTGTACCAAAGATACCACGCCAGTCAGACCAGCCGTAGCTGTATCTTTCTCTAGCTTTGTATCTAACGTTGCCAGTATCGAAATCGCCTTCCATAGCAGTTCTAATAGGTGCTCTATTAAAATGCTTAAGTCCATTAGGCGCATCTGTTTTAATCCACCACGCGTCAGTATCAGTAAGGAAGTTATTTACAACATATCCTTCTGGTACCATTCCCATATTTTTGGTAGCGTTGATGTCATTATCAGCAGTGCCTGGACGGCCAGCAGATTTCATTAGTCTCTCAGCTACAAACTGCAAGTTTACTGGAATGATCATTTTCATTCCTCTAAGAGCAATTCTCATTCCTCTTTCGTCTTGCATGTTAGCAATATCAATTAACATCTGCTCTAACGAAGTTTCGTTAAGATCAGCTGCAACTGCTAGAGTGTTCGTTTGGTTGGCACTAAGCGTAGGGTGAGCTGCACTGTTAAGTGGTACTCCGTCTCCGCCAGGGTTAGCTACTGCAAATGCATTATTTAAAATGTTTGCTGCTTTCACCTGTTTAGTGTTAGCCATAGAACGCGCTAGTGCTTTTGTGTAGCGAGTGCTAAGTTTATCGTAAAGATTATCCTCTACAGCTTCTTCTGTTAGTGCAAAAGCTAAAGCAACAGTCTCGTTGGTGTACCTAGCAGTGTAAGTTTCTTGAGCGTCATCGTATACAATACCTTGACCCTCAGGTTTTACAGCTGCATTGGCAAAACCGCCAAGCATTACTTCTTCTTCGAAAGCACGATCAGATGATTCTGTATCGAATATTTCTTTGTCTTGATTTTCGTATCGGTCATACTCTAAGCCAAATAGCGCGTTTAAGCCTGGTTCGAGTTCTTTGACCAATTGCATTCTTGAAATTACCATTGTTCAATCTCCTTTTAGGTTATACGCCAGTTGCTCGAGAATACACATGCTCATTGATTCTAACAATCCAGTTAGCGTTCGCTGTAAGCGGATCACTATTTTCTGGGTCTGTTGAGAAACCAACGATACGTAATTGAGCTGATGCTGCTGCCGGTGGAAGAGCTGTATTCATTTGCGTTGCAGATTGACCATTAATGGTGTTTCCTTGCGCTAGTAGAATATCAGTATTCTTTCCAACAGCTGCGTTCTTAGCTAAAATTGCGCTGCCTTGTATTTCGAATAACTTATTTGGATCGTCGTAGACAAATGCTTTGATTAATCCACCACCAGTTGGAGTAATTCCACCTGGGTAGTAGTTTGACCAAGTTGGTTTTTGTGTAGTAGGGTCATCATACAAACAACCGTTGAAAACACCAAGACAGTCAGCATTACCTGCCGCTGATTGTTGGATAGTTCCGTTGGCTGCAAGTATTTGTACTAAGTCACCTTTATAGATTTGCGTCGCTAATCCAGGTAATATATTGTACTCAGTAGTTCCACCGTTTTGGATGTTACTACCTAACTCGCCTACAGCTCTTAAACCGAATGGTGCGTTTACATTTACCATGATTTTTCCTTGTAGTTAAAAATATACTTCACCCACCATGGGTAAAATAAGTGTTTGCATTAAGGGGAAAAAATCTTTTAGGATTTCTTGCCGCCAAAACTAACTTGCGACCTGCTCGCATTGCTCACAGGCATACTAGGATGTTGGTCCTTAAGGGGATCGTTAGCAATTGCGTTATCTCTATCTTGGGTTTTACCCGCAAAATATTCTGTACGCTCTTGCACGATTTCCGTAGGAATTCTTGCTAGCATTAGACCTCCAATAGCTATAACACCTTTATATGTACCTGAATCAATATGGGGCCAGATGTTGGTATCATATTCGTCTGCACGAACAAATTCCCAACCTTCGCGTAGTCTAGCGGATACATTTTTTTGATCCATTTGTCCTACAGATTCGGCCCTTATCCAGCGATGGGTAAACCCAGCTGGCGCAGGTGGTGCGTCTAGTTGTGATGGTGGAGACCAGGGTTTCCTTCGAGTAGTTTTCTCTCGGGTTTCAGTCTCGCGTGATGGTAACTTATTTTTTGTATTCATATTCATATGCATTACTCCTTCACGTATTTCGCATATTCGCTTAGCGGCACACCTAATTTTTTTGATATAGCTACTTGCGAGGGTGTGAGTCTCACTGTACCTTTGCGCCTTACCGGACCACCTCTGCTTGCAGAAGCAACCGTTTGAGTAGGCGAAACTTGTTGTCCAAACTTATGAGGAAAAGTATCCTTCATACGAATGTCTACTTCGTTATAGTATGAATCTGACTGTGGGTCAAATCCTTCTTCAACTAGATTACGATGAATTGAGAAAGAAGTCAAGGTCATTGGTTCATCTTTACCAAACCAATCATTTTTTTCAGCCCAAGATTCTGCTTTAGGATCTGCTGCTGGAGGCGGCATTTGAGGAGCTACATACTGTTGTTGGTATTGTGGAGCTCTTTCGCCTTCTTCTTCTCTTTGTTTTTTTAACCTTTCTTTTTTATCTTGAGTAGATTTAACTCTTTCAGATTGCATAGTTAAACTAGCTAAAGCTTGATTAGCCTCTACTTGTTTATCCATATCACCAGTTTCAATAGCTGTTCTTAGTTGCTTTTTAACAGCATCTAATTCAGCATTTACTCTAGTTTCATATTGATTAACGTATCCATCATCTAATGTTTCAGTTTTTTGATGTAAAGTTTGATTTTCTGCATATACATTTTTAGCGTATTGAGTTGCAGCTTGTTCTCGTCTTTCAGCTTCCCTTACTTTTTTAGTTAATTTATCAATACGGGATTGAACTTTTTTCCCGTAGTCTTCCATATCTTCTTTAGAAGCTGTTTTTTCTTCAATGATAATTTCTTTAGATTCATTAATTACTTCAATCCCATCATTTTCTTTATTAATAATAGTTTCTTTATCATCTATTTCAACATCTACAGATGCCCCAGTAGATGGAAGATCAACCATTTTTTCGTCAGCGTCGGCTTGCGTTTCTATTGCAGGCATATATACTCTCCTGGTTTATTTATATTGCAAGATATCCTCTGGGTCTTTTACCACAGCAATTATCTCGTCGTCATTTAGTATTCTTACTTCTCCACCATCTATTCCAAACCTTGATCCAGCATAGCGACCAAATACA